TTATTCATCATCCGATTCCGCGCTGTACTCCACATCAGAGAGTTTAACCTCAAGCTCTAATCCCGTCGTGAAGCCACTATTATTCAAATTGTGAGTTACCTTACTGATTAACCAAGACTGCTCGTCTATGACGCGCTTAAAGCCTGACACGCGCACCGGTGTCTCAGGGAATAAATCAGCCCGACCAAGTGCCAGTGCAATTGAAAACTCCGCAACGCCTCGCTGTAGCTTATCCCACTTAGCCTGAGCGGCGCGCATCGCCTGCGCCTTTGAAGCGTAGACCGTCGTCAGCGCCAGCACGTTATCGGCCTCACCGGCCATATACTCGCCCTCGCGTGCTTCTGGCTCTTTTTTTTCCTTTGTCTTTTTGCTGACAGGCTTTGCTTTCGGGTGCTCCAGTGCGCGCAGGTGCTTCTCTTTTGGCTTACGTTTCAGCGTTACTTTCTGCTTTTGCGGCTTCGGGTCTTTAGTATGCAACCATTTTGCTGTTACGCCGGTGTAAGCCCCACGGTCAGCAATGGCAAACTGATGGCGGTCGCCATCGCTGCGGGTCAGCGTCATTTGCGGGACGGGCTTACCGCTGACCGTCATCGCACTACCGGCTTTCAGAAACAGGAGTTTCCCCGCTTTCACTGACACCGCCGCCCCATTGCGGTCAGCCAGTCGGGTCAGAAATACGGCGTCGGACTCCTGCGACTGGTCGATATGCGGCACCGGTATTTTTTTCAGTGAATCCGCGACACTGGCCGTCAGTTTATTGCGCTTTGCAATGGTGCTGACCAGCTCACCGAGGGTGGTGTCATGCCACGATTCTTCACGCCGTGAATTGAGTGTTCCGCGAAAGTCTGCACTACGCGCCCGGATGGTCAGGGTATCAGGCGCGCCCCGATGCTCAATCTCATCGACCGTGAAATCGCCCTTATTCAGAAGCGCGGAACCCTGCCACCCAAGCCACAGCGTCAGCACCGCCCCGCGCAGGGGTAACTCGACTTTGCCGTCGGTGTCGTCGAGCTCAATGTCGAGCTGGTCAGCCTCAAAGCCCCTGTTGTCGGTCATGGTGAGAGAAATCAGCCGGTCACTAAAATTGCTGGTAATGTCCTGGCTATTCAGCGTCAGCATAAATGCCGGTGCAAGGCTGGCACCGGCGTCAATGGTCATGCCCGTAATCATGCGGTCAGCCCTCCGAGCGCACCCTGCAGCTTATCAGTCAGATTACCGGCAGAGCCGAGAAGCTCACTGGCCTGCTTATTCAGGTCGCCAAACATTGCCGTCAGTGATTCGTCGACCCGTTTCAGCGAAAGGGTGAAATCAATCTTTCTGGCCGCGCCGTCGCTGAAAAACTCGGTATGCGTGGTCGACACCGTCTCGACGATATACATCCCGAAGATATTGCCGGTTCCCTCAATCAGCGGCCAAGCTCTGCCCTCGTCTGCCATCAGCTCGACAGCCAGCAGAGATATACGACCGCCAGTAATGGCAGGATAAAGCGTACCGGCAAGCTGGATCGCGTTTTCCCCCTCGCCGAGAAACTGATACGCAGGCGGTTTGCCGACCCGGTCATTAGACGCCCAGCGGTAATTCTTCGAGTGCTGCATCGACTGATAAGGCAGGGTGCGACGTTCAAACACAAACATTCCAAGCGCAAGCATCATCATCAGCCTCCTTAATCGTGCATCATGCTAGCGCGGGCTTTGGCTCGCTTGTCGCGTTCATATTTTTCTAACGCATCCTGCAACTGGTTACCCAATTGACCACCCGGCGCGCCACCACCCGGCAGGTTGATTTGATAGGTCGGGCTGCTCTGGTCAATATAGGTACGACCGGCGGGAGCCGCGACAGGCTGATAAGCCTGATACCCACCAAGCGAGCTGGTTGTCGGAATATACCCTCCACCCTGACCAACCGGCGGGTTTTTTGCCGTTTCCGTATCAATACTGCTCGATTCCTTTTTAACAAGGCCGAGCTTTTCGAGAATTACATCGAGACCACCACGCAGCTTATTGAAAATATTCAGAGGCAGCATCAGCGCATCGGCCAGTGCCTGACCAAATATGACACCGACATTTTTGCAGCTATCAAGCGTCTCCTGCGTGGCCTTGACCGGCGCAATCAGGTCTTTAAACCATTGCCAGACGCCGCGCAGTTTCTCACCGAGTCCGTCAAAAATTGGCGCCAATGGAGCGAACAGTTCCCCGACCGGTGCAAAGGCGCTCATGATGCCCTCAATCACCCCCGAGAAAAATGCGCTGATGGGCTCCCAATATTTGCGGATGAGAAGTGCCCCGGCCACAATCGCCGCACCGACGGCCACAATCGGCCAGGTAATCGCACCGAGCGCTGTCACAATGGCACCACCGGCAACAGTAAAGACCGTACCCAGCACGCCAGCAGCGGCAATAATGGCGTTAATCCCCATGACAACCGGCCACGCAACGAGACCAATACCGCCGATAATGCCAATCAGCGCCAGTGCGCCACCGGCAATGATGCCGATAGTTTCCGCGAGTCCCTTATTTTTCTGGATCCAGCCGTCGAGCTTTAACACATACTGCGTGGCCGTTTGGGTAAGTTTGCGCAGTGAGCCCTCTTGCTGGTCATAGAGGTCAGTACCGACCGCCTCGTAAGCCGACTGAAACTCTTTAAAATCACCGCCGAGGTTATCCTGCATAACCTTGACCAGTTCCTCGGTTTTTCCGTCGGATGCCTTAATCGTAGCGGTGAGTTTATCGAGCTTTCCGCTTGCCGCTGCGGCCATCAGCACACTTGCAGACTTCATGGCCTCCTCGCCGAATATGGTTTTCACATATTCAGCTTTCTGACCAGTGCCGAGCTTGTTGCGCTCAAAGCTGGCCTGCATTTCTTTCAGGATGGTAAATAACGGACGCGTATTGCCTTTGCCGTCCGAGGTTTTAACACCCAGCTCTTTGAGAGCATCGTATGCTTTGCCTGTTGGTGCCTGTAGTCTCGTTATAACAGCCGCACCGCCCGTCCCAGCCATTGACCCCCTGATGTTATTATCATGAAGTGTGCCGGTAATCGCCGCCGCTTGCTCAAGACTCACCCCTGCATTTTTCGCTACAGGTGCAAGGTAACTTAATGAGTCACTTAGCCCCTGAAAATCGGCGGTGGTTTTGTTCATCGTGGTTGAAAGAACATCACCAATATGTGCAGCCGCGTCATTAGAGAGCTGAAAGGCTGCTTTTGTCCCCATCAGTAGTTGCGCGTTTTCCTCCATTGTTTTTCTGTTCGCAAGTGACAGGTTGAGAGCCACAGGCGTCATGGCCGCTATAGCTTCAGCATCACCACCACCTTTTGCGATAATAATCTGCGCACTGGCGGCATCATCGGCAGAGGCGGCAGTATTGTCGCCGAGCTGGCGCGCCTGTATGCGTAGCGCCTGCATTTCTGGCGACTGCTTATCGACCCCGAGCACGGCCTGCAGCTCGGAATTTTTCTGCGCAAAATCATAACCGGGCATCAGTAATTTCACCCCGGCCATCGTTCCCGCAGCCGCAATGCCAACACCTGCAGCACCAGCCGCCGCTGCATTACCGGCAAGCTCTTTGCCTGACTGGTATCGGGCTTTCACCCGGCTTAACTTTGCCTGCTGCGCACTGACGCGCGACAGTGCCTCACGCTGTCGGTTAAGCTGCGCCGTCGTTTCGCTGATGGAGGTTTTTAGCCGGCGCTCATCAGCAGACAGGGTGCGGGTGTTAATACCGGCCTGCATCAGCTCGGAGCGCTGGCGCTGTACCGACGTTCTCAGACTGTTGTATTTCGTCTGCAGTTCAGAGGCGGCACGCCTTGCCGCTTCGAGTGCCTGCGCCTGCGCGCGGGTCGGACTGGTGGTGTTTTTAAACTGCACGGCCAGCTCACCGGCTTCTCGTTTGGCCTTATCAAGCGCCTGACTGGTTACGGCCAGTTGCGCGCTTGCCTTACGAAAGCCGTCGATTTTCGACGCCTGACCGTTCAGGTCACGCAGCCCTTTTTGTGTGTCGCGAATATCACCCGACAGGGATTTACTCGCGGTCTGGATGGATTTAAGCGGTCGGGTCGCCTGGTCGACCGCTTTCAGCAATACCTCAAGCCTCAGGTTATTACTCATTGTGGTTTCCGCTACGCTGCAGCGCCTTTTCGCGCCATGTGATGAGCTCGGGCAGGCTCAGGGAATAGAGCTCTGATGGCGACCAGTGAAATATCACTGCAATATCCGCCATCAGGTCATCGGTCGACAGGTCGGGTGGGAAATCTATTCCGCCGAAGCCGGTGACAAAAAACCAATCACCTTAGCGGCCAGCGACAGCATATCGGGCAGGTTCATCGCGGTAAGCTCCTGCGTCGTGAGCGCGGGATAGGTCATGCGGGGCAGGACTTTAATCAGCGCATCGACTTCGGACTGCGCCACCGCTGCCAGACTGACGCCGCGCAGGGTACCGGCGTTCGGCTCAATCAGTGTGACTTTATCAATCGTCTGACCGGCACGTTTAATTGGCTTGTCGAGGGTCACGACGTTCGGGTTTGCGGTGTCAATTTCATTGCCAGCCGTATCAACAAATTCAGCGGTTTTACGTGGTGCTTTAGCCATGATGTTTTTCTCTGCTCTGAATGGGGATTAATAACCGGCCAGCAGTGCCGACCGGTCAGGGAATTACAGCCCGATTGCGCGGCGGTGCTGTTCCAGACGGTCGACGCCGTTCACCTTCTCGACCATGTTGACGGTGTCGATTTCGATGACGTCGCTACCATCAATCGAGAGGCGATAGTAGGTGCAAACGGTCGACAGTTTGGTCGAGGTGTTTTCACCCTGCTTATTCTCACCGCCGTCGATTTCTTTATGACGGCCACGCATGACCACCTCGACCGCCACGATTTCGCCGGTGTCATCACGCTGGTAGGAGCCAGCAAAACGCAGCGGTACGGCGTCAGCACCCGGCGCGGCGTATTGCGCCCACAGCGCCACATCGGGCAGGCCACCGACAGACCAGTCGACGGTGAGCGCCTCATCGTCGAGACCAAGGTCAACCGGAGCCGCGCCATTCATACCGCCGCCGCGATAGTTTTCGAGCTTGCGGGTCAGCTTTGGCAGCGAAACGGATTCAACAATACCCATATAGCTCAGGCCGTCATTGAACATGTTCAGATATTTGAGTTTGCGGGGTAGTGCCATGTTGTTTCAGGCTCCTTAGCTGTTGACCGATTCGGCCAGATTCACCAGATATTTATCGGTGATACGCTGGCGCAGGGTCAGGCTTTCCAGTGGTGGAACCGGCGTATAGTCGTAGTCGATATACAGTTTCCCGGCCTTGATGGTTTCCTTATCGTTCGATTCCTCGTCGAACCAGCATTCACCGTCCACGATGTAGCCATTTGATTTCAGCTCGCGGAATTTGGCATTGATGCCGTCGACAATGTCGCGGATGAGCGATGCGGTGATGGGCTTATCGACCGCCCACATGTGCGCCTCGGCCATCGTGTCGGCCAACACCTGCGCGGTGCGGGTGTAGTTCTCAAACAGGAAAAGCGGGTCATCAGAGCAGGTGCGGTTACCCCAGAAGCGGAAACCATCCTTGCGCACCAGCGTCGTGACCCCGGCCTCGTTGAGCAGGTCAGCATCGGTGCCGGATGCCTGCAAATCCCAAAAGACTGACGCACTGATGCCGGTGACGCCCTGCACGCCAACGTTAGACAGGGTTTTGTGCCAGCCGACGGTCTGGTCGATGTAGGCCCGCAGGCCGAGAGCGCGAGCGGTGGCGTAGGCTGTTGCGGTGGCGTTCGTGGTGGTGTCCCATGCGAGGAAGTCAGGCCAGATGACCATCAGCTCGCGCTGACTGAAATTCTCGCGATAGGCCATCGCTTCGGAAATGGTCTTACAGCCCCATGCGCTGACGTAACCAAACGCGCGCAGGCTGATACAGACCGACGCGAGTGCGGTTGCGACTTCCTGCGTATCGAGACCCGGCACGCCGAGAATACGCGGCTTAACACCGGTGACCGCTTCGGCAGTCAACAGCGCCTTGATACCGGTGTATTTACCATTCTCATCCGTGCCGCCGATGATGTTAGAAATTGTCTGCGCCTGAGCTGCATCCGGGTCATCGTCGACACCTTCGGCAACGCGCACGACAACGGTGACGGGCTTTGACTGGTCGGCGATAGCCTGCAGGGATGCGGCCAGCGTGCCTTTTTTACCGGCTTTCGCAATGGCGCTCTGTACATTGGTAATCAGTACCGGCTCATTGAGGGGGAATATTTCGGCATCCGCATCGCTGGCCGTGCAGACCATGCCGACGATTGCAGTCGCGACCGTAGAAATAACACGCGTTCCGTCATTGATTTCGATGACTTGCGTGCCGTGGTGAAAATCACTCATCCGGTTAACTCCGTGGTTAGTGGGCGAGTGTTATTGTCCTGGCTGGTCTGGTGAGGGGCTATTTGTCGGCGATGGGTGGCTGATGGCACATAAACAAACCATAAAAAAGATGGGCATCAGCCCGCCTTGCTTTATTCCGGTTTAACCGGCCACTCGATATCCGGTGCCGTTGAGGTGTCAACCGCGTTCAGCGCCTGAATGTATTTCATCCATGCAATCAGACTGGCTTTGTCATCATCGCTGATGATGCCGAGCTGCAGCTCGGTTTGCCACAGGCTGATAGTGCTTTGCGCCTCGGCCAGCAATGCGGATTTTTGCTGCTCCGCCTCCAGCACCTGCGCGTTTTTCTGCGCATCCGCATCCGTAACCCATTCACTACCATTCCAGCGGTCATAAGGCGCCAGCGGTTCGATGGTGGTCACATTATCAGGGTAATCACCGAGCCCGGTTATCTCGACAGGCTGGCCGGTTTCCGTGTCATACACGGTCTCGCCCCGGTGGTCGATAACATAATCCCACCCGTCAAAGCTGACCGTGCGGCAAATGGCAAACCCTGCCTTTTCATCGACCGGCTCATCTGTGCAGGAATTGGCGGGAATACCCACTCCCACTGCAAGATATTCGACAGAAGTCGACAAATATTCGCGAGTCTCACCATCGTAGTTGTAAACCGTCATATCACCAGCTTTTGTGGCAATGCCGCTTTTATTCAATGTCGCCTTCGCCATTATGCCGCCCTCACGATGTAGTTAAATGCGATATTGCGCGGGCGGTTTTCTGCTGCAACCGGCACCACTCTTGATGCGTCAAAGGAAAAGCCGGTTGCCGGATTTGACTGCGTGGTATATTCCCCCGAGCTATTAAAAATATTACGGGTCGGCTGAGTAGCAATGGCAAAAGCACCGGTTCCTGTATTGATCCTAAATGTCGCCCCCTGCGTAACGGCCAATACTTCGTTGATGAGCCCTGTAATATTTCTGATTGCGTCGCTCTGAGAACTTAATAAAGCTCTTCCCACATCAACACCGCGCCCGTCATCCCAGCCACGCAGAAACTCACCGCGTAGATCGGGCAGGCTACCGGACGGATAAGTGACGGCCAACTTTGGATACTTCGCCTTATCAAAAGCCGCACCGTTGCATTTTAGCCAGCCATCGGGCGGCGTTGCCTGCGGCCACGGCAGCGGAAAGCCAACCGGAATATATTTATCAATATCCGCTGTTTTGAGGTACTGAGCGTGCGAGTCAGCAGCGGCGAGGTGTGCGGCCATCAGACTCTCGGCATAGGCTTTCACCTCGATAACCTTATCGTCAACATACTGGCGCGTTGCCAGCACGACCGACGGGTCAATTTTCAGGGTGATTGCCGATGTGCTCGACACAATCAGAATCATGCGAATGGTCTGCGTGCGGCCGCTTCCCTCCTGCAGTTGCGGCTTGTAGGTTTCCGGGCAGTTCGCCACGGCAATCAGAATGCCATCATCGTCATAGAGACCAATCTCGCGGATCCAGAAGCCGCCCTCATTCTCGGGAATAATCTGTTCCGCGATAATCTGGCTGGTATTTGCCGGGTCAACGGTTAGCAAGTTCAGCGGCGCGATGCGCTTCTGGTTGATGAGCTTCGTCTGCGCCGGGTCAGGGGTCGGCAACGTACCATTCGCATCACCGACGGCCATCTGCGTCAGGTTAAGCTTGGTACCGAGTGCCGCCGCGTTCGCCAGCCGCGCCGCGCCCTGATTGGTCAGAATGGCAAAATATTTTGCGGTCATGCGTTCACTCTCAGGTTATCAATCAAATGGATGGCCGAGGCCGGGTAATATTCACCGCCGACGACAATTTCCTCGGGGGTGTAGGGGTAAACGGTCAGAGCGTCACCGTCGTAACTTCCCGCGCCGACATAAAACTCGCCGGTTGCGCTCAGGCTGATAGCCAGCCCCGTCAAATGACGGCTTGCCGGTTTGGCATCTTCAATCAGGCGCTCAAGTTCCTGATACATTTCGTCAGTGATACCGCTATCGAGCACGCCGACAACGAGGCGGAATGTGCCGGGCTCCTCGTCGAGCTGCCACCACTCGCGCACATCAATCAGAAAGCCGAGCGGTTCAACCACGCGACGCAATGCACTGATGGTGCCTTTGTGCTGATGGACGAAAAACGAGGAGGCACAGACGCTGCGCTTTGTCGCCTCCGGCCACTTCTCATCCCACCTGTCGACCGACAGCGCCCACGCCAGATACGGCAGCAGGTTTACCGGGCATGTGCGCCAGTTCCACAGAGTGCGCAGCGGTACCGGCACGCGCTGAATCTCAGAGAGCGCAGCAGCGGCAGCAACTTCAAGCGGTGACGAGCCAACGGGTAACAGCCGGTCACTCATCCGAGCCCCCGATAGTTATCTGGTACTCGGTGCAGTTCGACGCCTGCGACTTACTCAGCACAATGTCGGCCTGCGGTGATGCCAGTTCGACACGCTGGACACCTTCAACATGCAGCGCCGCGTAAATGGCTGACAGGCGGATATCACGCCCGAGCCGGTGCTGCGCGCTGATGTAGCTCTGCAGCTTCTGCTCTGACGCCTGTCTGATGGGCTCAGACTCGGGGCCGGGGTAAACGTAGAGCGTCGCGTCAATCTGGTACGGCACAATCTCGGCTGACTGGACGGTCACCCGGTCGGCCACCGGACGCACATCTTCGGCATTCAGCGCCTTATCAACAATCGCCAGTAAATCAGGGCTGGCGGTGCCGTCGCCCTCTCGGGATAACACTGTAATCGTCACGCAAGCTGGCGACGGGCTGGCGACCGAAACGTCAGCGACCCGCCCGTCGGCGCTGCGTCCGTGATACTCGTATGCTCCGACCGGCCCCGCCACGCTCAAGCCCTCAAAAGCCTGTTGCGTGCGCAGACGCAGGTCGGTATCGGATTCCATAACGGCAGATGTCGGCGGAATGGTGGTGTCATCCGCCGGGGTGATGGTCAGGCGTTCGGTATTGTTGTTTCCTGCCACGACGTCGAGGTCGTTACCGGCGGAATAGGCCAGCGTCACCGCCTGCGCGGCTTCGTTCACCCGCTGACGCCAGATAACTTCACGGTAGGCGTTTTCCTGCAGCAGCTTAACAATCGGCTCTGACTCAAGCGCCAGCGTCCGGGCAATAGCCTCCTGCTGGTCTTCGGGATAGAGCGAAATCAGTATCGCTTTGCGTTCCGCAAGGATGGTTTCATAGTCCAGTTCCTCAACCACGTCGGGAACGGGTAACTGACTCAGGTCAACGGTTGCCATAGTGATTTAACTCAGTGAAACAGTGGTTGAAACTGACGCACCGGTATCGGTACGCATCCCGGTAATATCGACATACATTTCGCCAGCGTCGCCGGTCTCAAAGCTGATGGCGTTAAGCCTGATGCGCGGCTCCCACTTCTGGATAGCCGAATAGCACGCCACCATAATTTGCAGTCTGAGCGCCGGGTTTTGCGGCATATCAATCAGCGCCGACAGAAGCGAGCCATATTCACGACGCATCACCCGCGAGCCGACCGGCGTCAGCAGAATGTCGCGCATGCTCTGGCTGATGTGCTCAGTGTCACTGATACCGAGGCCGGTATTTCGGTTCATACCCTGATAGCGCACTGTCATATCGGCGCACCCGTTGTCCCGCCGCTGTCGCCGGGGTGTTTATGGGTGTGGAGCACCTTGCCATTAGACGACAGTGACCCGCCGGTATGTTCGATATTGCCTTTCATCATGCCGCCCTTTTGCACCTCAAGCGTCGCCGTCGTCAGCTTATTGGTGCAAATCACCTCCGGGGTGTCGAGGGTGATACTGGTCGAGGCTTTCACCAGTACCAGCGGCACGGTTGCGGTGATGGACTCCGATGCCGTCACGTCGGCAGTTTTGATGCCGCTGACCGTCAGCGCACCGGTCTCGGGTTCGTACTCAATGACCGCACCATCAGGGAAAGCCACATGCCACGCATCCGCCGAGGCAGAGGGAGCGGGGTTATCGTCGGAGAAAATCCCCGGCAGCACAAAAGCGGTATCAAGCTCGCCACCGATTGCCAGCAGCAGAACCTGCTCACCGACCGAGGGAGCCCACCACGTCCGCGAACGACCGGCGCGGGTGGTCAGCCAGTTCAACCATGTCGTCTGGATCCCGCCGCTTTGTACGCGGCACAGCCCCTGCACGGTATCGACCTCAGTCACCACACCTGAGCGGATGAGATTGCGAATCGCGCGCGCGAGCTCCTGTATCGTGGATAACGTATTCATAGTGCAAGGATGCCTCTGGTCTGAAACCGCGCCAATTCGCGCGGCTCCGGTGGTGGTTCACACAATATTTATTTGCCGAGGTGCCTGATAATGACGTCTTCAATCATCTGCTCATCGTCGCGGGTGAAACCGAGCAACGGGCGCGCATCGTACTGCACATCCCGGCTGTTGCGGTTTGGCCGGTCTTTGAGCCCGTACTGATGCACCCGCGTCATGCGCTGCACCTTGCCGGTAAACTCCACCACCGCCGCACTGTCGCTGCCTTTGGCTTTCATAAAGCGACTGGTGCGCAGCTTGGCGAACATTTCGCGCTTAATGCGGCCTTTCTTGCTCCGCACCGGCTGGCGCTTTCGCGCCGCATACGGGGTGCCGTCGGGGGCCTGCTGGCGCTTGATGCGCTGTTGCTGAATGGTACGCAGCTTTTTCGCAATCTCAGCCGCCATTTGCCGACGCGCCGCCGGTGACAGGCTGGCAATCAGACCGGCAAGACGTTCCTGCAGCGCGGTTAACTCACTCATCCCACTTACTCACCAGTTCGCCGTTAACGTACAGCTCGACCGGGCGCGTCACCGGCTCAGGTAGCGGCGGCTCAGGGGCATAGCTGACATGCAGCGCGCCGTCGACCTCTTTGACGAGCGTGCGCTCGGTGAGCCTCAGGCTGATACTGATATCGAGCGAATCGTCGTTATTGATATCAATAATCCAGGTGAATCCTTTTTCCCGCCCCTCGTCGGTGGTCATAATGTCCGGCTGATGTTCACGCAGCCACGCCTGCACCGGCACGAATATCAAATCGAGGTCGCCGGTGAAGTCGGTCACCACCACGTTAAGCACATACACCTTTTCAAACGACAGCGAGCTCGCCAGTCGGGAATCGGTATGACCATTGTCGGCAAACAGGCGCAGCATATCGGGGTTGTTTCGGAGCTGCGGCACGGCGTTAATCAGCGCTTTGCGCAGGCTTTTGTGCTTCTGCATCGAGTTCGTCCTGACAGTGTTTGACGGTTTTGACCTGCAGCGCGCAGGCGGTCAGCGCGCCCTCAAGGCGGCGGATATCCGCGCTCAGGTCGCCATTGGTTTTCGGGTCACTTCCCGGCATCGGGCAAAGGCTCACCCTCGGGCATCCATTGACCACAATCACCGGCGCTGGCGCAGGCGGTGCGGGTGTGCAACCGACGCACAACATCAGGCAAAGCAGCGTTATACCAGCGGCGAAAGGCTTCATTTTCATTAAGTAACCTCGTTATCGTTTGCTCACGGCGGCTGGCCTCTGCGCTTGCCTTTGCGAGCTGTTCGCGCAGTGCCACCTGCGCGGATTCATTACGTCGGGCGAGCGTACCGGCAACACTGAGCTGATTTTTCAGCATGCCAATCGTCGTCTTTTGTTCGCTCGCGACGCGGTTTGCCGTCTCAAAGGAGCGGGATAAATTGCCGTTCTCATGGCGCAACCACAGCAGCCCGAGCACAGCCAGCACCAGCGCAGAGGCCAGAAACATCACAATGATTCTGGACACAGACCAGCCCCCTCAATGCGCTGGCGGTAAGTCTCGCGAACGGCCTTAAAGGTCAGAACACAAAGCAGGTAGACCAGCGCCGTAAAGATCCAGCCAGCTCCAAGCAAACAGCCCGTGGTAGCAGAGAAAATAATGAGAGACCATGCGTGGCGCGCCTGCGAAGGTTTGCGACAAAAGACGACGCGAAATACCTTCATCAGATCTGGATTGACGGGAATACTTTTGCCGGTATTTCGCAGCCAGTGCTCATAGGCGACCACACCGGCGAGGCTCGCCGCAATGCAGACAAAACAGACATAGAGCGCCCACGCGGCAACAAAATTCATTGCAGCACTTTGCGGCGATACCAGCCCCCAAAGCAGAACCAGTGCCAGCAGGGCATCGAACATCAGGGAACGTAAATATTTTTTCATTGGGTTACTCCTTTTATGCAATACGCCAGTTCCCGCGCGCGGCGGTTTTCCAGCCCTTTGTTTTTAATGCCATTGACGTACACCCAGCGGGTGAGCTGGTCGCATGCCTGCCACCACTGATGACGCTTGATGTAAGAGACCAGTGTCGAGCGACAGGCCGCGCCGGTGCCAACGTTAAAAGAGAAACTGACCAGTGCGTCGTAAACCGGCTGCGGCATAGTGACCGGCACGCAGACCGCGAGACGGCGCTCGGTGTTCAGCACGTCGGCGACCAGATTTGCCGCCGCGTCGCGCTCGGTGATATCGCGTTTTGGTACCACCCTGGCAGTGTGGCCGATGCCTGACGTCCACACGCCCGCGCTGCACTGGTAAGGTGTCAGGCGACACCCTTCGAGGTCGGCTATCAGCGCCAGACCATCAGGCGAGGTATTCAGCAGACGAAAATCAGGCATCAGTGCCGCCAGCGCCAGCACTGCGGCCACACTGCAACGTTTAACGATTGAGCTCACGGGTCACCCCTTTGTCGATTCCCATTTCGGTCAGGTAACGAAAGGTTTTGCGCCGGTACCAGAAATTCACCGCCGCCGTAAAAATGGCGCACAGACTACCCACATACAGCGCCAGTTTTTCAGGCGACATTGCTCCGAAATACGCCAGCCCCACGGCCAGCCAGTAGGCGATAAACGTGGTGATTTTTTCCATACTCAGTCCCATAGGTTCAGGGTCTCCGCCGTGGGTGATGTTTCAACGTCGGGCAGGTCAATCGCCGTGCCATGCGGCAGAATGACGCCCAGCTCAGACAGACCGGGATTAGCCAGCAACACCGACTCGACCACGCCCTCAGTGCGCCCGTAATACCGGGCGCAAAGCGCGTCTAGGGTGTCGCCCTGCATCGCGTAGACTTTCATCAGAGCTGACCCACGATGCACCGCGGCTTATCCTGCAGTCGCGAGACCGACCAGCGCATATCCCGCCACAGGTCATCAATGGTGGACTCGACGCTGTCGGCTTTTTTGTCACCCTTGCCGGTGGCCTCAACGCCGCGATAACGCTCATACAGGGTGGCGGTCGCCATCGCTGTCACGGCACTCAGGTAGTGGAAAACGCGCACATTCTCACCGTCGATTTCCTCGGCGTCAGGCACGTCGGCCAGTTGCTTAAACCCTGCGGCAATCTGGCGCAGTCGGTAGTCGTAAAGCTCCGCATTGGTTTCCGCCATGCCGGTCTTGATGGCGTTGCGCAGGCGCGCATCGGAAACCGTCTGCTCAAGGCGCATCAGCTCGCGCACCCGCTTCGGATCCACATCAGGGAAAAAGAACGTGTTTTTAATCACTGCATCGCCCGTCTCCGGTGCGGGAATCACCACGCCCGGTACGTCCTGCGGTTCGTCGGGCTGATTCAGTATTACTGTCTTCATGACAACCTCATTAGGTTGGGCGGTGGACGCCGGTCGCCGTCAGGGTTAAAACCTGCTTTGACCAGCGTGCCGCCCGGCTCGGGGAGCGTTCTGTTAACCGGCAGTTTTGACCGCCTTTGGTGGACGCCCGCGCTTTGCCGCCGGTTTGGTGGCAGGTTTGCGCGTGCGCGGTTTAGTCGTTTTACGGGGTGCTGCCTCTGGCTTTGGCTTCAATGCCCGCTCCAGTCGCTCAATCTCTTTGCGCACACCGGCATTGCGGTCGAGCTGCATCGCGCGCTGAAACTGTGCCAGCGCTTCGGCATTCTGACCGGCGTCGCGCAGGGTCAGGCCGGTCACCTTATGCAGGCGGGCGCGCACCATATCGGGAACGTCAGCGCCATCGGTCAGGCTGAGGGTGGTCAGCAGTAATGCGAGGTCGACAGGCTCACCGGCATCGCGCAGGCGCAGCGCGGCAAGCGCCACCTCCTCAACCAGCATGTAAGGCGTGGTGCGACGATGGTCTGAGGTGAGACCGTATTTCAGCGCGTAGGGCGCAATTTCCAGCGCGCCAGCTATATCACCGGCATCGAGACGCCACAGCATGACGGCCATGACAATGTCATCCTGCGCGCCACGGCCATCAGCCAGCACACCAGCGACCCACGGCGCATAGAACGGCAGCAGCTCGCGCTTTTTCTCGGCCTTGCGCTCATTTGAACGGATGTTTTTTAACGTGCGACGGTCTTCGGCCAGCTTTACCAGCATCTGTTCATAGGCGGATGCATGGCGCAGCGGGGCTTTTTCCCGCTGCGCGGTTTCAGAGGCCGAGACCCGCATCATGTGACGCTGTGCGGGGCTCGTCATGGGCTTACTCTCCGCCTTCCGGTGCTTCTGGTGCGGTGAAATCGCCCAGGGTGATGTTTTCCAGCAGGCACCCGGCGGCATACGCCTCGATGACATAATCGATGTTCATCGACTCGTAGTTTTCCACGCGGTCTTTTTTCGGGTTCTCATCAATGCTGCGGCGGTGGCTCTCATCCATGAAGTAGATAGAGAGGTTTTCCAGCGTGGTCACGAATACCGCATTCGCCGGGAAGTACGGCACGCGCACGGCAGGCAGGTTGCCGATGCGCTTCTGGCTGATGATGATATCCGCCGCGAGCGACTCGGTGTTTTCCTGCTGCTTGTTCACCAGCGGGAAATATTTGTCGGCCAGCAGCTTACGGCCAACGATGGCAACGAGTTTCGGGTCATCCTGATAAATTTCGTCAATCAGGGTGTTGGTACCGTCCATCACCAGCGCGTCGAGATTCTCATAGTCGCCGTTCTTACCGACACGAATCACGTCAGAAATAACGCTTCCGTCCTCAGCGGTGATTTTGCTCATCACGCGCGCCGATGCTTCGTTGCGGTACTTCTGCAGCCAGCCGACGGCCACATCCTGCAGCATCGGGTTTTTGCTGCGGTCTGAGGTATCAGCGCGGGTGGTACCGTTGAACCCGGCCATGATGAAATCGAGCGCCTGACGCTGGACGATGGCGTCGCGGATGCGGCGCTGGAAGTCCTGAAAACGCGCCCACAGGTCAAGGCGTTTGTAGGTCAGATGGAAGTCAAAGTTAATCTGATTGCACTCGTACTTGTTGGACTCAAGCGCGGTAAAATCTGCGGTCTGGCGCTCTTTGTCGCCCGAGGTATCGGTCGTGCTGGCGATGGTGCCGGTCACACCGACGCCGATTTTCTCGCCCTTCATTTCTGCGACTGGCAGAATGTTAATCATCTGCAGAAACGCGGATGACGCCTGCACGGTGTTCATCAGCGTTTGCGTGACGGACGGCTCGACGGTGAATTTTTTGCTGACGTCATCAACGCTGATGCCGTTCAGTTTGGCGAGCTGGGTCAGATAGGCATTGAACTTAAAACGGGTTTCCTGACGCATAGTATTTCCTGTTTGAATTAATCGGTTAGTCACAGCATCGGGCGGGGTTACCGCCCGGTTTCGGTCTGCGGTTTATCAGCAGTCGGTCAGCAGCTCATCGCCGCCACCGCCGCTGGCTTTTGTGCGTCGCGGCTGGCTGAAACTTTCGGTTTTATCGAGGGTGGTTTTTAGGTCGGAAAATGCCTGGCTGGTTTCTTCAACCTTGCCGGTCACTTCCTGTTTGAAAGAGGCAAACGCGGCTTCCATACCAGAAATGCGCTCCTCCTGTTTGGTCAGGTTGGTCTGTACATGCTCGCTGACGGTGGTCACCGCCTCATGCACATCATTCAGGCGCGCATCGTCGCTGACCTGCTTACGGCTGAAAATGGCTTTCACCTTATCGGCAAGGCTGTTGAGCACCGTGTCGGGAACGTCTTCAAATTCCAGCTCGGCCAGCGTGGCGGCGGAAAAGACGTTTTCAGGGTTGGCCTTGAAGCGCTGCAGAGGGTTGTGCTTCGCATTGCGGCAGAATTCGAGGTATTCAGTGCCGAGGCTCGCCGGGTCATCGGTGACCGCAAGGCCGACGAGGTAGCATTTGCCGGTATTGGCAAAATTCGGCTGAATTTCCATTGAGGTGTAGACCTTCTGCAATTTTTTATTCATCGCAATCAGGTCATCGGTCGGTGTGATTCTGGCGAACAACGCCCATTTGTCGTTAAGCGCAGAATCGTCGTCAATTTTCTCGGCTTTCAGCTCAACCACATCGCCTAAGCGTTTGAAGTCGCCATCGGGAAAGAGGCCGCGAATATGCTCAAGGTTAATGCGGCAACCGTAGACGCGAGGGTCAAACGATTCGGCCATTTCCTGAATATCGTTACCGCTGATAATGCGGCCATCGCAGGTGTCACCCTCGACGCCGATGCGAAAGAATTTTGAGACTTTTTTTGCCATTGTCAGGAGTCCTGAGGTTGGGGTTACTGGTCACCGCCAGTTTCCAGACTCAGGACACACCAGACCACCAATGACGACTGGACAACAGCCCACACAACAGCACCTTAGCGAATCACTGGCGGCCATTAAGTAGCCTTGCCCTGAATCCACTAAGGCGAGGCATCAATGACCATTTCCACCGATACAACCTTGTTGCATGACCCGCGACGGCAGGCATCGCTGCTTTACTGGCAGGGCTTTTCCGTGCCACAGATTGCCGAAATGCTGCAGGTCAAGCGCCCGACCGTGCAGAGCTGGAAGCAGCGCGACGGCTGGGACGGCATCGCACCGATTTCACGCGTTGAAAGCAGCCTTGAGGCGCGACTGATTCAGCTCATCGCCAAGCCGCAGAAATCAGGCGGTGACTTCAAAGAGATTGACCTGCTCGGGCGGCAGATTGAGCGGCTGGCGCGGGTAAATCGCTACAACCAGACCGGCAGTGAGGCGGATTTAAATCCCAATGTGGCTAACCGCAATAAGGGCGAGCGGAAGAAGCCGAAAAAGAACTTTTTCAGCGATGAAGCTATCGAAAAACTGGAGGAATTATTTTTCAACCAGTCTTTCGAGTATCAGTTGCAGTGGTACCACGCAGGGCTTGAACATCGCATTCGCGACATCCTCAAATCCCGCCAGATTGGCGCGACGTTCTATTTCTCCCGCGAGGCGCTGCTGCGTGCGCTCAAGACCGGTCATAACCAGATATTTCTATCAGCCAGTAAAACTCAGGCTTACGTGTTCCGTGAATACATCATCCAGTTTGCGCGACTGGTCGACGTCGACCTGACCGGCGACCCGATTGTCATCGGTAACAACGGTGCAAAACTGATTTTTCTCGGCACCAATTCCAACACCGCGCAGAGCCATAACGGCGACCTGTATGTCGATGAAATATTCTGGATCCCGAATTTTCAGAAGCTGCGCAAAGTCGCATCGGGTATGGCCTCGCAGAAGCACCTGCGCTCAACCTACTTTTCGACGCCATCCACGCTGGCGCACGGCGCTTACCCCTTCTGGTCTGGCGAGCTGTTCAACAAGGGGCGAAGCCGTATCGCTGACCGCATCGAAATCGACATCAGTCACAACGCGCTCGCCGGTGGCCAGCTCTGCGACGATGGCCAGTGGCGGCAGATTGTCACCATTGATGACGCCCTTGCCGGTGGCTGCACCCTGTTCGACCTCGACCAGCTCAAACGCGAAAACAGCGATGATGATTTTAAGAATCTGTTTCTGTGCGAGTTTGTCGACGATAAAGCGTCGGTGTTCCCGTTCGAGGAGCTGCAGCGCTGCATGGTCGACATGATGGAAGAATGGGAGGACTTTGCCCCGTTCGCCGACCATCCGTTCGGCTCTCGCCCGGTCTGGATTGGCTACGACCCGTCACACACCGGCGACAGCGCCGGGTGCGTCGTGCTCGCACCGCCGGTGGTCTCGGGTGGCAAGTTCCGCATGCTGGAGCGTCAACAGTGGAAAGGCATGGACTTTGCCGCTCAGGCGGAGGGCATCCGTGGGCTTACCGAAAAATACAACGTCGAATACATCGGCATCGACGCAACCGGCCTCGGCCTCGGCGTGTTCCAGTTGGTGCGCTCATTCTACCCGGCGGCACGCGGCATCCGTTACACGCCGGAAATGAAAACCGCGATGGTGCTCAAGGCAAAAGACACCATTCGCCGTGGCTGTCTGGAGTACGACGCCGGGGCGACCGACGTCACGCAGTCGTTTATGTCCATCCGCAAAACCATGACCAGCAGCGGGCGCAGCGCCACCTACGAGGCCAGCCGCACTGAGGAAGCCAGTCACGCCGATATCGCATGGGCGACCATGCACGCCCTGTTAAACGAACCGCTTTCCGCCGGTAGCGGCATGCAGCCTAAATCTATTCTGGAGTTTAATTAATGAAAAATAACGTTTTCTCACAAAGCCAGATTCAGGCAATGGCCGACATTCTGCACAATGACAGCTTTGACTATCAGGCAACATGGTTGCGTGTCGGGAAACTCAGTATCGACCGCAGTATCACCAAATCGCGCCAGATTGGCGCTACGCAGCTCTTTAGCCGTGAGGCGCTGCTCAATGCGCTGACAACGGGCGATAATCAGGTCTGGTTTGCTCACACCGTTGAGCATGCGCGCGTGGCGCTGATGTACATGAATAACCTTTCGGCGCGCGTCGGTGTCCGTCTGACGAGCAACGGCCACAGCCTGCAGCTCGACGACGGTGCGGTTATCAGCTTTGTCGGCGAGGAATCCCATTGCGCTGCGCTGGCTGGTAATGTCTACCTTGATGAGTTCGGATGGTTAAATAACCCGCTTAGAGCGGCAAAAGTCGCGGCAGCTATTGCCAACCATAAACGCCACAATCTGACGATGTTCACCACACCCTCTGATAATTATGACGCTTTTCGGGTATGGAATGGCACGTTCCGCAAACATCGACCGTCACCGCTAATCAATACCGACGACAGCGTATTTTGCACGGATGGTGTATGGCGTCAGTCGGTCACTCTGGATGCTGGATGCCAGCACGGGTGCAATCTCTTTGCGCCTGAGGAAATTAAACGCGAATACAGCGACGATGATTATCGCCTGCTGTTTGGCTGCGACTGGTCTTTCGCTGTTGCAGCGGGTGAGGTAGCAGCATGAGCAAGCGCAAGCCACGCAAAGCAGTCGCCATGACCGCCAGCGCCCCGCAAAAAATGGAGGCGTTCACCTTCGGCGAGCCGGTGCCGGTGCTCGATAAGCGCGACATTCTGGATTACGTCGAATGCATCAGTAACGGTAAATGGTACGAGCCGCCGGTCAGCTTCTCCGGGCTGGCAAAGAGCCTGCGCTCTGCTGTACATCACAGCTCACCGATTTACGTTAAGCGCAACGTGCTCGCGAGCACCTACATTCCGCACCCGCTGTTGTCCCGTCAGGATTTCAGCCGCTTTGCGCTCGACTATCTGGTATTTGGTAACGCCTTTCTTGAGCAGCGCCACAGCGTTACCGACCAGTTAATCAAGCTACTGGCCTCACCGGCCAAATACACCCGGCGCGGGGTCGACGATTCGATATTCTGGTTTGTGGAAAACTTCACTCTGCCTCATGAGTTCGCGCCTGATACCGTGTTTCACCTGCTGGAGCCCGATATTAATCAGGAGATTTACGGCCTGCCCGAATACCTCAGCGCGCTTAATTCCGCCTGGCTGAATGAGGCCGCGACGCTGTTCCGCCGCAAATATTACCAGAACGGCGCGCACGCGGGTTACATCATGTATGTGACCGACCCTGCGCAGAGCGCGACCGACGTCGAATCTCTACGCGAAGCGATGCGCAACTCGAAAGGGCTCGGCAACTTTAAGAACCTGTTTTTCTACGCCCCCGGCGGAAAACCTGACGGCATCAAAATCGTGCCACTGAGCGAGGTCGCCACAAAGGATGATTTTTTCAACATTAAGAAAGCCAGCGCCGCCGACCTGATGGACGCACACCGCGTACCGTTCCAGCTCATGGGCGGCAAGCCCGAAAATATCGGCTCACTCGGTGACGTTGAGAAGGTGGCAAAGGTATTCGTGCGTAACGAACTGTCACCCCTGCAGGACAGGTTTAGGGAGGTAAACGACTGGCTCGGCATGGAGGTCATCAGGTTCAAAGAGTACACCCTCGACAACCCGGAATAATCCCCCCTCAAGCCGCCAGCATGGCGGTTTTTTCATACCCCGCCACCATCACGACTCAGACGCGCCATGCGCGCACGACCACACCCGACCACCAACGAGCCGACAGCAACCACGACAGCGCCATCACGACGCGCTCAGACGATAATTTTTATTATTACGCACCACCCCTGGCGCGCAATGCTTTCCCCGCCACGCCTGCCCGCTTTATGGGTCGATATTAATGCAGTTGCATGACCACTCTGGAGCCGCGCCAGCTCTGGCGGCGCACGGCCAGAACGGGCAACCCCGACGCATGCAAAACCATGCACCTGTTGCATGCGTAACGAAAAAAGGAAAACTTGAGGGGAAATAGCATAAAAAAACCGGCATCATGAATGCCGGCAAATGAATTTATCTTACCTAATTCAATTAACTTTAATAATCTACATGATTTCGATAATTATCTAAAGCCGACCCCGATTAGATCTTATTTCTATTTTTTTCACACTAAGATTTGAATTGCTCATTCAACGCTTGATACATATCCTTAACTTGTGCTTTGGTAGGTATATCCTGTTCAACGATAGCACGATACATCTTTTTTGTTTCATCGTCTAATCTTGTGACATCTATCTTTTTTTTCTTGAAGCGTGATAGTTTCCATATGACAAGGATTTTAATAACAAAGCCATATACAGCCGATATTATCAGCGGTATCGTAAGTGAAATAAACACCACAACCTGATAGTATATTGCAGAAGAAAGTAGTGACTCCAATGCCACTTTATACTTAACGCCAATGAAATAAGAAATCAGAATATTAAAAAATAGCGTCAACAAAAAAACTGTTAGAGCATGTTTTTTCATTATTTAATTCCTCCACACTCTTTTAAAAACAACTCTGCGTTTTCATTATATTTTCCTATCATTTTCTTTAATTCATTCACAGCCACCACTCCGATAAGTATCATCCTCATCACGCCGCCAGCAAGTAGCGAAGAGCCATTTTCCCTAAGGTAAACAGAGTGTCTAACTGGTATCTCAATCATATCTGCATCTTCCCTGTAAACGTACACAGCACCAAGATTTGATTTCATGTTTGCATAATTAACGATCTTATATTTGTCGGTGGGGCTAATGTTGCCGTTTTTATTAAACGTTGTAGCAAATGTAATGGTAAAATCTGCTGAGACTGCTTTAAAAATAATATCATCATCGTTATTGCTATCATTTTTTTCAATCAGTTCATTATTAAATGTCATGTAAAAAACAGAGCCTTTCCAACTAGCCAAAATTGCACCATCAGTTTTTTTATGGTCTTTTATTATTTTAAAATCTTCTACTGTAGCCATTGCTGATAGAATTTCATCTCTTGTAATAATCATATTTACCTCTAACTTATTTTTATCTTGCGCCCCACTATTTTATAAGAGAGCATTTATAGCATGTCACATTACAATAAAGCAGACAGGAGAAATATTCTACTAAAACTCGGTATATCAAGTTGTTCAACCCCGCCAGCACTGAAAGCGAGTTTCAGCACCGGCGGCGTTTGTTATGTTTAATTGTCGAGTATCGAATCGACCTCGCCCGTTCGCACATTGACGCGTGCCGCTACGGTCTGTTTGACCACACCACCATAAGCATTAGTGCCGCGAAACGTTGTTTTTACAACGGCATGCGGGTCTTTATTCAAAATCAGATGGTAGACCGTTGAAACATGTTTATAAGAGGAATCATCATTCATGCTGGCTTTTATCTGCTTCTCTAACGGGCGATAAGAGCCATCCCAACCGCTAAAATTACCCTGAAATGCGTCAAGGTTGATTTTATTATTCAGAGATTGTGGATCCTTCTCGAAGTCGTTGAAACACCACCCCAGCACATCACCAAGCTTTAATGCATCATCTTTAGTAAAAGTGTACTCGCTCATACAGGCATAAAAGGCATCAGCAGAGCTGGCCGGTACACCTTTGAAGCCAACATAACCTTTAACGATATCGTGCCGGGTTTCTTTTGGCTCGTTGCGATATTCTTTGAGGGTTTTATCTGCATACTCAAACGTTGGCGTGGCCGGTTCCGCTTTAACCGCCGGCACGTCAGTTTTTGCCACAGACTGACTTTTTTCAGTCGGCCATAAGATTGAGCCAATAACGCCCAGCGCCAGACAACCACCGAGATAAACCGCACTGGAGCGCTTACGGTTCGGCATTCGAACCAGCGACGGCTTGATTAACCCGACGATAAAAGCAATAAAGAGAGCCAGAGATAAAAATGCTATTACGGTATCCATGATTTTCCTTTGTGTGTAATCCCATAAAAAACAACCCCATGCTATCAAACATGGGGTCGAGGGTTGCACATTTTTCAGGTATTAACGCCAGCTCTCATCTTCCCACACTTCCTGAAGGATGCTATCCAGCGCTTCGCGGTCTGAATCTTTATCGAACCCCATCAGTTCGACACCGGTCATGGATCCCTTTTTAACGGTAACGCGCGTTGACGGGAAAACAGACTGTATTCGCCTGGTCAATTCGCATTGAAAAGAATCAATTACCGGCTGGCCGATTTTTTGGTCTTTATCCAACGTGATATTTACTTTCACTTTGCCCGCCTTTGCAACTGTTTCATCAACAGGCGGCGCGGAAAAAACAACAGAAAAATTATTGTTTTTCATTAGGTTGCCTCTTGCTATTTCCGCGATTAGATTCAATGCGATTTCACGGTCTTTTTCCTGACAAGTACCTTCAGCAGTCAGACGCGCAATCATTTCGACCCGCTCAATCATAACGTGCTCGTTTAGCTCTCTATCCACACAACCTCCACCACGAGATACTGTATGAACATACAGTAGCACGTATTGGCAAAAGGTGTGAAGAAAAAATCACGGTTAAATACACTGTATGTACATGATATGGATGAATATTAGCGGTTACATTTTCGTTACCAGTTCAGCTAAAGCCGCAGCACGATTAAGGATTTTCCTAGCTTTCGCCTGATACGATGGCTCTGCAGAAAATATTTCTCCTTTGGACGTTCCGCGTAGCCATTTGCCATTAAAACAACTTTTACCACCGGCCATTAGGTGCATAGCTTCTCCACGGCTGATGGTGACACCAGTCGTCAGAAGAATCTCGTCGATAGTTTTTTCTATCGCGGGGTTTTGCTCCGGCTTACCGTGAATGAATTTCGCCCTTTTTGGTGGTTTTGGCTTCCTGATTCGTTTTGCTAATTCGCGTTTTTCACGTCGGCTTAGTGGTTTTGTTAAATCGAGCTCTGGTGGCTCGCGTTCGCTTCCCGTACAGTTATTGACAGAACTCCGAGAGGGCGCAGGAGCGCCCTTAACGTCAACGGCCAAATCAACGGCACGCTTCGGCACAATTTTCCACTGCGTTAGCCGGGTTAAAATCGGGGTACCAGCACCGACAGCGGAATCGTACACGCCACGGATGCAGACGGTTTCCTCACCATACTGGTTAAACTCGGCGCGCGATTCATACAGCGTGCGCACCTGCAAATCATCGCGACGGACAAACGGGCCACCCTGCGCATTAACGTAACCAGCCCAGTCACCGGCGTCAGCGGCATCATGGACGGCGGCAAATTCAACGCTCAGACCGTGCGCGGTCTCGGTATCGGCGAGACGACGCAATTCACGGTAGACCGTCACCGGCGCACCGCCGATAAACTGGAATTGACGAATGTGCCAGCGCGCCGCCCATGCTGATACAGCGGGGGCTGTCTCTTTCAGCAGCTCACCGCTTTCGTCATCGGTTTCACCATCAAGAGCATAGCCGTCGATATTTTTCGAAATGTATTTAGCAACATAGCCGGTAGCGCTGCCTTTTTCCGGGTCAATGGCCTCGGCATGAAAGCGCGCTTTTTTGGCTTTATCGCTTCTCAGTTCGTGGCGGTCTTCCTCCCACGCATAATCGCGGATGATGAGGCGCACGCGCTCGACGTCTTCCGGCAACATGAACATAAGCATGTGCCAGTGTGGCGTTCCGTCGTGATGAGGTTCGGCAACACGGATGCCGAAAATGCGGATTTCTTCCCGATGTAACTTGGCACGAATGCGCGCCCAAAGACCGGTGAGATAACTCTGCGTGTCCGACGGGCTGGCTCCTTTCCATTTGGTGTTACGGTAACCCGCCTTAGTTGTGGCGTGATATTTTGACGGCGCGGTCAGGGTATAAAACTCACCGACATAACCGAGTTCATTACAGATATTTTCAAACCCACGGATGCGGGTCATCAGCTCGCAGCGACGTATCGCAGGGTTAGCGACCGAGCCATCGTATTTTTCAATCAGGCTGATGCGGTTGCCGTCTTCGTCTTCGAGATCCAGCCCCTTGAGAAATTCACGCGTGCGGCGCTTCTGCTCGCGCCAGTCTGTCACGCAGTTTTTACTCGCGTAGACATGTCTTTTCTTGCTGACGTTGCCAGCGGCAATGTGCAGGTGTTCGCGCCATGCAGCCGCAATGCGCCGTAATCGGCCACGCCACCAAACCTCATTAAACATGCGAGTGATAGCAGGGGCTATTTCATCCTCACCAACATATTTCTTTGTCACCCTCTCCCAATGCGGCGGGGTAACATTGAATTGCAGGGAAATGAAACCGGCTCGCATGTACCAGGTGTACAGCGTTTTGAGCTCGCTAAATCCGGTGTCATCAATGTCAGCCAGTTCAGCACGAATGAAATTAGCGATATCAGCAGCCAGCAGGTCAATATCGGCGCGCGACATATCAGGGAGGCGGTTATATCTGGCGACCATATTGACCATGCGTGAAGCCAGATATTGCATAAGCTCAGTATCAAAATGACCACCAAAAACAGCGGTTGATACGTTACTGTTGATACCCACGCACTCATATTTTTTTGCGACCAGTTCAAGACGTGGCAATGCCTTTTTACAGAAGCTGATTAAAAAGGCATTGGCTCGTTGACTGCCCTGATTTTGCTCCAGCACAGCAGCGGTGCGATAAACGTCAAAGCGCACGCACTCGGGCTGGAGAGAATGCACTTTTCTCGCATGCAGCAAAGCCGCGAACATACGGTCGCGGCGATGCTGTTGGTCATAGGTAAGATATGGGCTGGCTATTGCCGACCGTGAAGCATTCCACGGGTAAGCGAATTGAACCGCCAACTCATACCCCCCGATAATGTTTAGATTTCAATTCGGTGACCTCCTGACAGGTCACGCAAAAGGCCACACCCGGAATCGCAATGCGGCGAGCTTCCGGGATTGGTGCGTCACATTCTTCGCAAAGAAAACGGGAAGGTGCAGCGATACGGCTGCGCGCGTTGCTGATATGGCGTTCGCGGTCTTCCTGCTCGCGCAGTTGTGCTAAATCCATTGCGTCGGCCATTAGTGCAGCTCCTGTGATTCATTCTCAAAGCGAGTGGCTTCACGGCGCAGCAGTTCGGCGGCTTCGGTACCGCTCATACCCTCTTTGGTGATATGAATCGCCAGCGCCTCAAGGCGGATTGAAACTGCGAGCGCACGGTCTTTGCGCTCTTCTTTTTTTGCATCGGTCAGCAATACGCCCAGCGCATCACTATCAGTGTTAAAACTACGGATTTCGGTATTACGCATAATTAACTTTCCTGATTTCGGGCAATAAGAAGCCCGGCGGGTTTACGCCATTGAATTTCTGTTTGGATTAATTCGGCATGGTTAGCCGTTTGGGAAATAAACTCACCACTACACGAAAATGATTCATCGCTGTAATAAGCGCCTTTTTCTCGTCAGTAGTCAGCTCACTTAATTCGAGCTCATGACGAGCCGCCGGTATTTTTGCCAGAAAGAAAATAGCGGCCAGCGCCCGATTATTCTCTTCAAATTGTGGGTCACGTTTATCACGCATATCATCGACAAAACGCTCAACCTCTTTCCAGCTATCGCCCCAATATCTCGCGCGCAATTCAGCCACATGATTGAGACCCGCCAGACGTTCACCTGCTTTTAGCGGAACAGTCGCGGAAACAGCTTCGATAGCCATGATTCCCCCTGTTTTTGAATGGAGAGGCCAGCAAGTAAATCAGCCTGTGAGCGACTCGGGTGCCAGCGCTTGCCGTTCTTACCTGCGATCCAGCCGTGGCCGTAGTGCATGCCGGGGCTTTGCTTAACGAGCAGAGACGCGAATGACGGTTCACTTTTCAGCATACGCACCTCAAATCAGCCCGAAGGATGCGCCAATACCGCTCATGGTATCGACCACGCTCGACATAGCAGGATTAGCCTGCAGACGCGCATGCAGCGCCAGAGCCGACAACGACAACATGCGAATGCCAGCGTTAACGCTTTCAATCATGTTGTGCTTACGGGCGGAGGTCAGGCGCTCATCAGAGACCGCACCGCTCGCCAGTTCGCCGAGTTCACGCATTGCGCGCATCACGTAAGACTGCAGCTTATCTTTCGCCAGTTCGTTGACTGGCACGCATGGCAGGCAATGAATCTGAGCCAGAAAACCATCAACGAGGGTTGAGTCTTCGGTCAGGTCAGTCAGTAGCCACAATTCAGGCGGCGTAAATTGGTGAGGCTGTTCCGGGTTGAGCTTGTTACGTAACGTCTGAACATTCATACCCGCACGCTCGGCCAGCTTCGCCATGTTTTGACGCTGCGCAAAAGCGCGGCATGCTTCGTCATAGTGGGGATGTTTGGAAACCTGAAAATCAAACATGTTGCATCCTTAAAATTCACATAAAGTGAATTAAGCGCCGATGACGAGTTGAAAACGGGAATGACCCAACGCCTTACGCATTTGCTCTTCTTTCCAGCGCGCGTAGTAGATACGAATCGGACCACCGGCTTTTTTGCAGCCTTTACGTATAACACGCTGCTCGATTGGTACGCATGGGTTGTCGCCAGTTGTCCAGCGATACGCGGTGCGCTCAGAAACGCCCTCTAACTCTGCAAACTGCTGCAGGGTAACGACTGGTGCGGGGATTTTGATGATTGCGATTTCAGAAGCCATATTGCATGATTCCTAAATTGATAACATTCAGACAATGAGTGCATAGTTTTTGCCGACGTTTGCCACTCACTGCCACCGTTCATAGCGATACTAATATTAATTTTAGTATCTAGCAACACAGGAATGCTAATTTTGATGATTGAGACCAATTTTAATAACGAGGCATTACTAAATAGAATCTGCGAGGTTTATGGATTTACTCAAAAAATCCAACTCGCTAATCACTTCAAAATCGCAGCCAGTTCCTTACAGAACCGCTATACGCGGGGCAACATGTCGTACGATTTTGCTGTGCATTGCGCGCTTGAAACTGGCGTAAGCCTTAAATGGCTGATGACTGGTGAGGGAGAGAAAAACCTGTCAGCTAATGAACCTCAACACTCAAAGGAGCTTCCTTTATTCGAATTAAGTGAAGGTGAGTTATCCAATATTGGTACCCTTTCGTTTGACCAGCAGCTTTTCACTAAGCAGCCGAAAAAGGGTGCCTCTGTGAAAAGCGATAACAGCACCTATGTAATCGAGCAGGAGTCCTCTTTGTCTGATGGCCTTTGGTTAGTAGATATTGAAGGCGCATTGAGCCTTAGGGAAATAACCGTTTTGCCTGGTAAAAAATTACATGTAGCCGGTGGAAAAGTACCGTTTGAGTGCGGAGTTGATGACATCAAAATGATTGGTCGTGTGGTGGGTGTATACAGCGAGGTTAATTGATGACTGTCCGTAAAAATCCTGCTGGCGGCTGGATTTGCGAGCTCTACCCAAACGGTGCAAAAGGCAAACGTATCAGAAAGAAATTCGCCACTAAGGGCGAGGCGCTGGCGTTTGAGCAGTACACCGTTCAAAACCCGTGGCAGGAAGAAAAGGAAGACAGGCGCACGTTAAAAGAGCTGGTTGATTCATGGTATAGCGCTCATGGCATTACACTAAAAGACGGCTTGAAACGCCAGTTAGCCATGCACCATGCTTTTGAGTGTATGGGCGAACCACTCGCACGCGATTTCGATGCGCAGATGTTTTCCCGCTACCGAGAAAAACGGTTAAAAGGTGAGTATGCCCGTTCAAACAGGGTGAAAGAGGTATCGCCTCGCACGCTTAATCTTGAGTTGGCCTACTTCCGGGCAGTGTTCAATGAGCTAAACCGCCTCGGAGAATGGAAGGGTGAAAACCCACTGAAAAATATGCGCCCATTCCGCACAGAAGAAATGGAAATGGCCTGGCTAACTCACGACCAAATTTCGCAACTGCTCGGAGAGTGTAAACGGCATGACCACCCTGATTTAGAAACTGTGGTAAGAATTTGTCTCGCCACTGGCGCACGGTGGTCTGAGGCCGAGAGCCTGAGAAAAAGCCAGCTTGCGAAATACAAAATCACATACACCAACACGAAAGGCAGAAAAAACCGCACCGTTCCAATTAGCAAAGAGCTCTATGAGTCTCTACCTGATGATAAAAAAGGCAGGTTGTTTAGTGATTGTTATGGTGCGTTCCGGTCTGCTCTGGAAAGAACAGGTATTGAATTACCGACAGGGCAACTGACCCACGTTTTGCGTCATACCTTCGCCAGTCACTTTATGATGAATGGTGGTAATATACTAATCTTACAACGTGTGCTAGGCCATACCGATATTAAAATGACTATGCGATATGCTCACTTTGCGCCAGAACATCTTGAAGATGCAGTGAAGTTAAACCCTTTAACACAGATGACATCTTAA